TTTTCATAACAGTTCTCCAATCGTTTTTATTTTAATTATAGCATATTTACTAACTAACTAGAAAGGAGAAGGACATGAAAGAAATCATTGAAAAACATTTTGAAAATATGGTTGATGAGATTTTGCTTTCGTCAGAAACCTATGAAGAAGCTATTTCAAGCTTGAAAAAGATTTCGGTCCTAGGCATTCATCAGCCAGGCGGTCTTATCAAAAGTTTAGAAATCGCAATCAAGCGTAGGGCTTGTTTGCAAAAAACACCTAATCACAAGGATTAGGTGTGGTAGCATTACACATTCAATCGAATGTGTGCAATTTGTTCGATGTTCACTAAGTGTCTGTAGTCTGTTTTTAACTCTACCAAATCAATGATGTTCTCTTGGTCGGAGTAGGTTTCATAGATTTGGAAGAATGTTATTTTATCGCCATTTGTGAAAGAAATGGTAATAGTATCTACTTCATCTTTTAGTGAATCGATAATAAATTGTTTCATGACTTGACCTCCTTTCCTTATTGATATGTTGATTATATCACGGGAAGGGAGAAACGAACCGAACTAGAAAGGAGGAGGGGAGCATGGGAATTAAGTCAATGACTGTAACTGTCAAAGTTACAAACATCGATAAATTTATTGAGTTAAGCAGTAAATTCAGTAAAAAAGCCCGCGAGCTTGAAGAACTAGCTCACGAGCTAAAAACGTTCGATTTTGAAGGCGAAGTTGTATCAACTGATAGCAACTAGTTCAAAAGTAGCATCGTTAGAGAATAGATAAATAGGATATTCTTCTTTTGTTGCAAAATTGAAGAAACTATAACCGAAATTATCTCGTTTAATCTCTGGATTTTTATTGGTAAGAGTTTCAAGGTTGACTTCTGTCAAAAGTTTAAAAATTTGAATTCGAGCTTGTTCGGGATTGGAAACTCTCTGTAAGGCTCTAAGATGTTCTTCAGTTGGGAATGCATTTACTAATTCTTCTCTGTCATCAAGGTAAGTCCTAACATCGTCAAGGTAGCCAAATTTTAGTTTGTAATCAACGAACGAGAGATGCTCATATTCTTGATATGTATCAAAGGTAATACGCTCACCTTGATATTGATAGACAAGAGTGTCATCTTGAAGCTCTTCTTCGAAGGAAGTGATGCCAATCAAAAATTTATGGCAAGCTTCAACGATGCGAATTTGGTTAAGGTTAAGGTGCATAAAATTCTCCTTTTTATTTTTCATTATGCAGGAGAATTTAATATATATAATCGGTCTAAAGGAGTATTTTATGAACGAAGGTTTTGTAGTCGACATTGCCGATAGGTTATTAGAGAAATCTACAACTTACGGCGAAGCTATAAAAATTTGTCAACAAGTAGAACATGAGATTAAGTTGAGAGCTTATGAACAAAAAATAGAGGAACGCAGATATGAAAATAGCTGAAAAAGTAGTCCGCATCGAATCGGACGCGTATGAGTATGTTGTAGATTTTGCTAATGAGCATGATTTGAAAATCGGTGAAGCAGTGAGCATCTTAATTCGCTACTGTGCTTCTAAAGATTTGATAGTCAAGCAGGCTCATGTTGAGGTTGTGGAAGTGCAGAATGTGGTGGAAGAAGATGACTAGCAAGCTAATTGCCAACTGGCAAAAGAAAAACTACCAGCTCAGTCAACTGATAGTTGATAGCCTTGAAGGGCTAGATGTGTGGGAGACTGTGTTGGCATTAGGAAAAATCAGAAAGGAAGCGGCATGACAGTATCTAGGGAAATGAATGACTTGGAAATCAAAGTTCTCAATGCTATCAAGAATAATGCTAGTTACGACTTGCCAATCCAAGCAAGTGAACTACGGCTAATATTCAGCATTTCAAAGCGTAGCTTGGAAGAAGTGATTGAAAGCTTGCGGGTTAATTTTAATCATCCGATAGTAGCAAAGAAGACCAAGCCAAATGGATATTACCTGCCTAAGTCAGAGCAGGAGAGATTGGATGGGTTGGCACCATACAGGCGACAGATTGAAACAGAGAAGAAAAACCTAGCAGCGATCATGTCGGTTAACTTGGAAAACTACTGGAATACAACACAAAAAGCCTGACGGCAATCAGGCTCACAAATAAATATTACAAGAGGATTATATCATGAATGATCTAATGATTCAAATGTTGGACCAGTTTGAAGCTGGGCTAATGGATAGAGCGTTGAAGGTCATGCACGTTGTCATTGACGAAAAAAGACGGTTTCCTATGGAACTCAACAAGTCACAATGTGCTGAAATGTTGCTTGGAACAAAGGATACAGGGAGTTTTGATGCACGATTTAATTGTCACAAAGATTTCCCGCGTATACCAAATGCTCGTGAGAAGTACCCTCGTGATGCAGTGATTGAATGGTACCACAATAATTGGCAGAGGACAGTGATATGACAGAAGAATTGATGTTAACAGCAGAACAAGGTTTGGCATTTATTGCTATTTTTACCCCAATCTTAATCTGGCTAATCCGTAAGCCAGTCGAGATAGAAATTGAGGTCAAAGAACCAATTGTGGAAGTAAAGCAACCAGAGCGGAATTTGAGATACTTGCAAATTCGGACTTACTACGGAGGATAGAATGAAATTTTGGGACATGATGAAAAGGTTTTTGAGTGTTGAGGAAGATGACTACATTCCTAAAAGCCAACATGAGTTGGAACGTGAGCTTGCTACTGCACGGCATACTGCCAAGGAATACAAGAAACTGGCTTTGCTGAAAAATCAGGAATGTGTCGGGCAGGCTAGGCTGATTGATGAGCTACGCAGACGGATTGACTTTTTGGAGAATGTCAACAAGTGCCAGGCTGAGCTATTGGCAGATCGTGAGGTCTAGCTATGGTTTGGATTGTGGCAAAGAAAACCAAGACTAAGCGTGGTTATAGATTTTACCAAAAACGGTCGTTTGATACTTGGCAGAAGGCTAGAATTTATCAGCAGGACTTGTTTTACAAAGGCATAATAGCTGAAATGTGGGAGGAGAATGGAGGTATAGAGATTGGCAAATGCAAATAAGCGGTACTATTGGATTCAACTCGCACAGGATTTCTTCAAATCCAAGGAAATGAAGTTGCTTCGGAAAATAGCAGGAGGAGACACTCACACGATTATCTATCTTAAGATGATGCTGTTGAGCCTGGAAGATAACGGGATTCTGTTTTTTGACGGGGTCGCTGATAACTTGGCTGAAGAAATTGCGCTGGTAATTGACGAAGATGTGGAAAATGTAAAAATTACCCTTGTTTTTTTACAGTCCAAAAAACTGTTGTCAAAAATATCGGATAGGGAGTATTTTTTGGAGCAAGTCCCAGAGATGGTAGGTAGCGAAACTGCAAGTGCCCGTAGGGTTCGCAAGCATCGTGAGAACCAAAAAGTGTTACAAAGTAACAGCGATGAAACAAATGGTAACGGAGAGAAAGAGAAAGAACAAGAGAAAGATATAGATATAGATATAAACTTATCTAGTAGTAGTTGTATAAATAATAGCGATTATTCAATCAAGCAATTATTCAAAGATTTCGAAGCTGGCTTTGGAAGATTATTAAGTCCATTTGAAACTGAGGATATCCAGAAATTTGCTACTGAAGAAGGGCTTAGCCCTGAATTAATAAGGGAAGCTCTTAAAGAAGGGGTATTTCGCAATAAACCTGTATGGAATTATATCAAAGCGATTTTACGAAATTGGAAGAATGATAAGTTACTGACAGTAGAACTCGTTCGAGCTAGGCAACAAGAACAGGAACTGCCTAAGAATGTTGATGTTTCGCCTGAATTTTTGGAGGCTATGAACTTATGGAAGGATTAGACAAGGTAAAACGGGTCATTCTGAAACACGGTCTTAAGCAAGACAATCCTTTTGTCCGTGATGTGAGGCATTCGACAACTGGTTTGGAAATTTTCTATGGCAATGAGCGTCAGGCCTTTCGGTACGCAAATTGGCAGGTTGGTGTCGTAATGACAAAGCAGTTGTATCTGCATGGGAATTTTAAAATTATAGAGGTGGAGGACTAATGGACGGTTTTTTGAAGTTAGACAAGATGATGGATTGGCAGGTAGCGAATTATCCGCTACGTATGTCTGAAAAGGCTCGCTTGATGGCTTTGCCTGGTGATGATTTTGTAGCCGAACTGGATCGTATGGCTGAGGAATATCATCGGACGAGGTATGGGGGTAGTTGATGGCTCATGACGAAGAAATCGAAATCGGGCAGGAGATGCCAGAGTGGTTGAAAGGACGGAAAGAATGAAATTTCTTGACCTATTTGCTGGCATTGGTGGTTTCCGTCTCGGAATGGAACGTGCCGGTCACGAATGTGTCGGTTTTTGCGAGATAGACCAATTCGCCAGAAAGAGTTACAAAGCAATCCATAATACGGAAGGAGAATTTGAATTCCATGACATTACAAGAGTCACAGATGAGTCTGTTCGAGGAATCGGACGTGTGGACGTTATCTGTGGAGGATTTCCGTGCCAGGCTTTCAGCATTGCTGGAAAGCGAGCAGGATTTGAGGATACTAGAGGGACTTTATTCTTTGAGATTGCTAGGTTCGCATCTATTCTCAGACCTAAATATCTATTCCTTGAAAACGTCACAGGACTCCTCAACCACGACAACGGAAATACATTCGAGACCATCCTCGGAGCATTGGATGAACTGGGGTATGATGCGGAATGGCAAGTGTTCAACAGCAAGAATTTTGGAGTCCCCAAAAACCGAGAGCGGGTGTTTATTATCGGACATCTTAGAGGAGCAGGTGGACGAGCGATATTTCCTTTCGGAGGAGGCGACAAGGAAATTGGTAGCCTACAAGGACAATCAACAAATACCATTACCGCCAGGTACGGAGAAGCACAAGGGAGCGGGTCGTACATTATTGAGGGTCAACAGCCGAAAATCATCCAACGAGGCCACGGCTACAATCAGGGTGGCGAGCATGATATCACCCCGACATTGACCAGCAACAGCTGGCAGGAGAATAATCATGTTAAGGTTTATGATTTTTACAACCGAAAAACCAAAGACGAGGTTGGCACACTCACTGCCAGTGGCCATCAGGGGAATACCAAAGCAGGGACATTCGGCATATTAGATGGTATCCGCATCCGCAAACTGACACCTCGCGAGTGTTGGAGGTTGCAAGGTTTTCCAGATTGGGCGTTTGATAGAGCCCAGGCAGTAAACAGTAATAGTCAACTATACAAGCAAGCTGGCAACTCAGTCACGGTTAATGTGATTGAGGCGATAGCGAGGAGATTGGAGAGGTAAGATGAATCATCTTGAATACATCGAATATCTTTGTAAGCAGTATCGAAACGAAGGTCTGCCGTTGGAATTGTACAATGGCAGAGTGAACAAAGCAAAAATTAAACGGTTGGGTGTTGAGTTGAGGCAAGCGACACTCGAATTTGAACGAAAGAACGCTATTTAGGCGATATGGAGGAAACAGATGAATAAAATGAGCACAAGAGAACAATTACTGGCAGTATTGTTTGTATTCCCGTTAAGCTTTATCTTATCGGGATTGGTAATACGATATGGATGGAATAACATCTTAACAACTTTAGACGGAGTCCCAAGTATAACACTAGCACAAGCGATAGGTCTTGATATACTGGTCAGCTATATTATTGTTAGCGGTGGACGAAAGGAAAATGATTATGATTTTGTCGAATTATTGGCAAAAGTAATCGGAACCCCTATTATTACATTCGTCCTACTTTGGATTGTCACACTATTTTTGTAGAGGGAAAAAATATGAACAAACAGGAAGCGATTGAGAAGTTAACAAACATAGCAAATGGTACTGGTTGGGTTACTTGCACGTCAGCATGTAACATCATCTCCCAAATCCATGAACCGCAGAAGGTTGTGGTGCCGAAGGAAGTGGTGGAGTGGATTGAGGAGTGTAAACGCTCTGGCTGGCATTTGCAAAAAGTTCTTTCTAACCTGGATGATGATGAGAAGGTCGGTGATTGGGCATATGATGAGAATGACGACTTGATTCCTGAGAAGGTTGATATGGTAGCCCGTGCATGGCTCGATGGCTATGAGGTCGAGTCGGAGCAGTTGTATACGGTTGAAATACCGAATCCGAATGTAAAATACTCAAGAATAATTTTACAAAGACTTAGAGAGGATGCGCTACATCTGAAAGAGTGCACCAATGAATACTGGAAAACATACAAGATGAATCAACTCACCGAAGCCGAAATCAAAAAGGATTTTGAGTGGGCGTGGCAGTTTAGGGAAGAGGTGGAGTAATGCCTTGGCCAATAGTAGAGTTTTTATTTGATTTTCTCTTCCTATCCGTTTTAATAATTGCATCATTTTACCTTTGGTGGGGTGCAATTAGCGTGTTAGTTATGTTTTTAAAAAAAGGAGGCAGAAAATGATACCGAAAATTGAGACCTGTGAAGAATGCGGGTGCAAGTACATAGATGGGACGACAGACTATGACAGTATCTTCCAGACAGGTTACTGTGGCGATTGTTTGGTTGAACGTGTAGAAAGAGGCGAAGAATGGTAGTACCGAAATTTAGGGCATGGGATACTTTCCGCAATAAGTGGGTCAAGTATTTTTACATAACAGAAAATGGACTAATCTATAACATAGAGCAACCTCACAGGGATTTAATTGGTGCGATACCGATTGAAAAATCTGGTCTGGTTGTCATGCAATCCACAGGGTTGTTTGATAAGAACGGCAAGGAGATTTTTGAGGGGGATGTCGCTGTTTATCTAGACGGTGATAATAACCCTATATACGAAAATGCAGTCGTAAAATTTGGGCAACACACAAATATGAACACTATTTACGAAAGAGAACCTGTTTACATCGGCCTATATATTGAAGGACAAAGAGGGACTGCAACATTTGATGTAGATAGGATGTACAATGACTGCGAGGGTCGTCTTACAATCATCGGCAACATCTATGAAAATCCTGAATTGTTGGAGGTACTAAATGACTAATGAAAAACTAGGCGTGCTACTGGTCGATGTGCCAGAGGTGATGTATTTTGACTATAATTACATAATGGGCGTAGAGGAAGATGGCGAAATTAAATTTACTGTCAATGAAACGGACATTTTAGAGGAAGTGGTAAAAGTGGCTTGGAAATGCACCCAAGAAGAAGCTAAAAAATACCCACAGTTTAGGTGGGTAGCGTTGGAGGAGTTGGAATGACCACAGCAGATAAAATCAAATACATCCTACAAAAGACAGGATGGACGAGAGACCAATTTGCGACCGAGATGAGTGTGACGACTCTATCTGTCTACAAATGGCTAGACGGACGACCACCGCGACAACGCATGTTGGATAAAATAGACGAGCTGTACGAGCAAGTCAAGCCTTATGAGCATAGGGCGCTAGCTTCAAGAGGGAAAATTCGACTGGTGTACCCGTATTATAGCCATCAGCGACAGCCGTGGGAGAGGAGATAATAGATGATCAACAATGTTGTATTGGTCGGTAGATTGACGAGGGACGTAGAGCTACGTTATACACCGTCTAATCAAGCCGTTGCGACTTTTACTTTGGCGGTTAACCGCAATTTTAAAAATCAATCGACAGGAGAGCGGGAAGCTGACTTTATTAATTGTGTGATGTGGCGTCAGCAGGCCGAAAATCTGGCTAATTGGACCAAGAAAGGTCATCTGATTGCTATTACAGGACGAATCCAGACCAGAAGCTATGAAAATCAGCAAGGGCAGAGGGTCTATGTGACCGAGGTTGTCGCTGAGAGTTTTCAGGTGCTTGAAAAGCGTGATAATAGTGCTAACTATTCCAGTATGGATGAGCAGATGCCACCAGGGCTCAGTGGTCAGCCGATGGATATTGATGATGACGGATTGCCGTTTTAGGAGAGTTTGATTGAAGAAGAGGGTACAGATTACACTTACGAAAGATGAGTATGAACATTTGGTTGCACTCAGTGAATATTCAGGTTGTTATACATTATCCAGAACATTAAAACATGCATTAGATGTAGAAATTAAAAAACATGAATGTAACGACACTTTTAAAAATTAACTTGAAGATGTTAGGAGGAGAAATGAATACTGAACTAATGAATGAACTAAAAGAACTGCTCGGCTTATTTCCAATGTCATATATAAATGCGAATTTGGAAGTGATACTGATTCCAAAAACAAACACGTATTTTAGTTTGGAAGGAGTACAGTCACGAAGAGACATCATTGCAAAATTATTGATGTGGTGCAGTAGGACAATTGCAAAAGGGCAACCATTTAAAAGTGAGAAACGGAATTGTCTTTTTAGAGAATTTACCAAAAATTTTCTTAATCGTTACCTAGGAACACTTTTTTCAGATGAAGATATGGCTTTGATTTATCAAAGGCTAGGCAATGGAATCAATCCAGAATTGACTTATAGATTTATTGATAGTGGGTTTGATATGGAGGTATTAAATGAGTTTTAATGGAATTAGATTGTTACCAGATTATGGATGTAAGATTGAAATTGATGTAGTTCAGTTGCTCAAAGAAAATGAGTTCCTGAAAGATGAACTTTACAACCGTGCATACAAAGACATAGAGCGTCAAGAAATTGAAATTGAGACTCTGAAGGACAAATGTGTGGACTTCATGCTTGAAAATGCTGATTATGTCTGGGACGAGATGGCCAGAGAATCTACTAAGAAAAAGGCTAATACGAGAAGATGGAGGGCGAAATGATTACAATTCAGCTTGATGAAGAGTTATTGACAGCACTTGTTTTTGCAGCAGCTCAAAGCTCATGCGGTTTCAATCGAAACACTTTGCGGGAGAACCAGTTGTGGCATCTACATTGTTGTGACTATAACGAACCAGTATATGAAGTGGCAAAGCAAATCAACCTTGATGACATTCAAGACGAAAGCTACAGAGCCTATTTTCAAGAAGTAAAGGCTAAAGGTGATAAGTATTATTCGGAGGAACTATGATTTTACTTGAAATTATTAAATTTTTAGTAGCAATGATTGTGATCGCTTTCCTACTGGTCGTGCTAATCGCTATCATCATGGGAGCATGGGAGACTTATAAGAAACATGAACAAAAGAATCAAGAAAAAGAAAGCTAAGCAGGCACGACAACGAGAACTGGAACAGTTGGAACAGGAACTGGCCAAACTAAGCCCCGAACAGCTAGAAGCAATTGCTGATGCAATTAGTCAAGTGGTACAGGAGATTTGTACAGTCATAGGCTATTTCGCTGAGAACATTGCTGAGGCATTAAGAAGATGGGAGGAACAGCTTGACAAAGAAGACAGCAATCAAGACTAGACGTGATTTTCTTGAATTTGAACTTGAAGCTAAGTACCTAAAAATAGATAGGCTTATTGGAGAACGGAGACACGAACTAGAAAGGCTTTATGCAATTAAAAATTTAACCATACCAGACATAGATGATTCGGGAGCTAGTAGAAGTGGCACTTCATGCAATACATCCGAAAACCTAGCCATTACATACGCTAGTGATCCAGTGATTCTAAAGTTGGAAGAGTTTCAAACAGCAATTTCAAAATTACTTGATGCACTCGAACCAGATGATAAGAAAATCTTTCATTTGCGTTGGGGAGAACATACAAAGTACGATTGGGTTCAAATTTTGTATATTATGCAAAATGGAGATACTGGCTATCTTTATAAGCACCGAAAGCAAATTTATAGACGACGCGAAGTTATATTGGACACTTTAGCCAAAATACTTTTGATGTAATCTTGTCACAAAAACGTATAGAAGTGACAAAAACAATGTGTTATATTTGTATCATAACTTAATGTATGCGATAAGGGGAGGTCCGTTTTAGGTCATAACGTTCGAGTCGTGGTTTATCGCATTAAAAAGTCGCACAAGCAAGTGTGGCTTTTTTAATTTTGTAAAGGAGGTGAACCAGTGGCAACTAAACAACCAATTCGTGATCGTAAAGATATCCAGCGAATGAAGGATTACTTAATGCACGACAGTGCAAAGAATCCTATACTTAGACTGCGAAATTATACTTTATTTGTTACTGGTATCAACTCAGGCCTGCGAATGGGGGATATCCGCGATCTTAAAGTTAAGGATGTCACAGGCTGGCGAATCAAACATTTCGATGAAAAGACCGGGAAATTTACTGATCGGAAGATGAACTCAAGCTTGAAAAAAGCAATAAGGAACTATCTCGGTGTAACAAAGTTAAAAAACGAGGATTACTTATTCCCTGGAAGCTTCAAGCAAAACAGGAAGATGAGCGAATCGCAAGCGTGGAGAATTATCACATCTGCCGCTAACTTCCTTGGAATACCAGAGATTGGCACGCATTCTATGCGAAAAACTTTCGGATTCCAAATTTTTACAACACAAGGAAATAAAACTGTAGGAGACATCATGAAATTGCTTAATCATCAAAAAGAATCGACAACATTGGCGTATATTGGAGTGACTCGCGACTCTGAAGATAAAACAGTAGACAAACTCAATCTCTAAAATTTATCAAGCATATAGCAAAGTTTTTACGATGACCTTGCATTTTTATTTTTTAGCCCTAAAAACCATTGATACCAAGCGTTTTCTAAAAATAAAAAAATGAAATAGAATTAGTAAAACCTTGCATAATTCGATACAAAAAAACGAGAACTAGGAGTTTACAAGATGAATGCGATAGCGAAAAAGCAAATCGACGACTATTTGAACCAAAACAGACAGTCGCTTGATGAAATCAATCAGCACATTTATGATGTTATAGCAATCAATCGACTAACCAATTCAGAAGTTGCAGCATTATTTACTGGTCTCATGCGTCAAGTGTTGTCGTCAGACCACAACGCAAAGCTATTGGACAATCTTGGAATACAGGTTGGACAACTCAATCCAGAGCTTACAACTAAGATCCAACAGATACTCACAGAGGAATGGCTTGCAAATCAAGGTCTAATCAAATGAATCTGATGACTCCTGAAATACTTGACAGGTTAGTCGAGCTAATCAGAGCTGACAAAGTCAAAGAGTTCTATTGGACTAAGGAATGGAGAATCATTCGAAAGGTGCGTAGGCAAAAGGATAACAACGAATGCCAACGTTGTATGCGAGCAGGTCGATACACACCAGCAGATATGGTGCATCACAAGAAGGAAGTGCGACAGCATCCAGAGTTAGCATTAGAACTAGACAACACAGAATGTTTATGCAATCCATGTCACAACCGAGAGCACCCAGAAAAACTCAGCGGCTATCATCGTCGAAAATTTGACAACAAGGAACAGTGGTAAGCCCCCGGGTCAAACCAAATGGCTTTTCTAAAGGGGAAACGTGCAACGGGAAGGGGTACCTCGGAAAAGATATCTAGCGAAATTTTATCAAGAACAAAAAAACTCACACGAAAGGAGAAATATGGCTGGTTTTTTAGAATACCCAGAATTTGACTGGGAACGCCCTTTGGTTGCTCAGAAAAAATATGTTAAGTCTCGTGATGATTTACGAATCAAGCTGATTCGCATTTTGCAGGAGCGTAAAAAATATGAGGAGCCATTTAAAGATTTAGTTGAGCAGTATATTTCCCTGTGGGAGACATCTCAACTTTTAAGACAGGATATAAAGTTGAATGGTATACGTATTGATGGTAAGAAAAATGATTCCGTGTCTCTCCAAGTTAATGTCAATAAGCAGATGATGGTCATGCTTGAAAAATTAGGAATCGAAGCTAAGGAATTGAAGTCCGAGGATGGCGAAGACATTTAATTTTACCAGCGGAACTTCCCACATTGACGACTGGTTGAGAGATATCGTTACAGAGAAATATCCTGTCTGTAAGGAAATTAAGCAGATGGCGGATTTGGTAATTGCTGCCATTTCTGATCCAGAAATTTATGTTGATGTAAAAAAAGCTGATAGTGTTGTTGATTTTATCAACAAATATCGCCCATATAAGCTACAACCTCCGCAACGATTTATTCATGCGGCAGTTAATGCTATCCGTTGGAAGAGCGATGACAGTTTGGTATTTCCCGAGCTGTTTTTATTATGTGCTCGTGGATTTGGTAAGAACAGTATTGCTTCGGATGAGGCTTTTTTTAAAACTAGCAATCGCAACGGTATTCGCGAGTACAATGTGGATATTGTTGCCAATAGCGAGGCTCAGGCTAAGACATCATTCGATGATGTTTACAATACGATTAAAGATCATGCTGTTTTGCAGAAGGCTTACAAGTTCTCCCAGACCTTAATTACTTTTATCAAATCTAGGTCTAAGATTAAATACCACACCTCAAATGCACGGACCAAGGATGGTCTTCGTCCTGGTTTGGTTATCTTTGATGAATTACATGAGTATTTGAATTATGACAATATCAATGTCTATATCAATGCTCTTGGTAAGGTTGCGGATGCTTCTGTGATGTATCTGACGACGGATGGTAAGGTTCGTGGTGCGGTACTGGATGATTACAAGCAGACTGCTAGGGATATTCTTTCAACTTGTGACTATCGTGCTGGGATGTTACCGATTTTGGCTAAGATTGATGCGTTTGAGGAATGGGAAGATGAGCTTGCTTGGATAAAGGCTAATCCGATGTTGCCATACTTGCCAACATTGCTGAAAGAGTACAGGAAAGCCTACAAGCGTGCTCTACGTAGCAAGGAGTTATTCCTAGACTTTATTACTAAGCGATGTAATTTCCCACTAGAAGACACGACTCATGCAGTAGCTGAGTGGGATGATATTGTGGCAGCAAGCAGACCGTTACCAGATGATTTGGAAGGGATGGAGTGTGTAGGTGCAATTGACTATGCGGATGTTCGGGACTTTATCGGTGTAGGTCTCTTGTTTAGACGAGGGAAGATGCGGTATTGGTTACATCATACTTTTATTGTCTCAGAGGCTTTGAAAATCCAAGATTTTAAGATGGATTTTACAATTCCACAACATGAGGGACTGGTTACGATAGTTCCTGGAAAGGTTATGGATCCTAAATATGTGGCTGATTGGTTTGTGAAGATGGCTGAGAAGTACAAGATTGTCAATATAGCGATGGATGATTTCCGAAAGGCACCGGTCAAGGAGGCTTTTGAGAATGCTGGCTTGCCGATAGAAGTTGTTCGAAGTGGTTCTGTTACTCATTCTAGGCTTGCCCCTACGGTTGATATGATGTTTGCCAATCATGAGATTTCATTTGGAGAAGACCGCATGATGCGATGGTACACAAATAATGTCTACGTTGATGTTGATGGTAAAGGGAACAAGACTTACAAAAAGATTGATCCAGAGAGGAGGAAGACAGATGGTTTTATGGCTTTGATTCATGCGATGTCAATTGAGGAACAGTTGGAGAAGAAGACTGTAAAAATTAATCGCAGATTGCGTAGTTTTACACGATAGGAGTTTTATATGTCTAAGCGAATTAAGAAAAAATATCGTCCATTTGTTTTGATTTGGAAGACGCTTGATTATCTAAATGGGAAAGTGGAGCGGTTGTTTGAGCTTCAGTTTCGTACTGATAAGTGTTTTGAGGAGTTGAATGATCGTTGTTGCAAGAATGCTGAAAGCACTAACGCTGAATTTTCGGCTCATTTGAAACGGATTGAGAAGTTAGAAAAAGAAGTTGAACGATTGAAGCGTCCCTGGTACAAGCGTAAGTAGGTTGCAAATTAGAAAAGGAGGTGGTCCACTTGGGGTGGTTAAATAATTTCTTTGGTTTTTTCGCCCGTGATGGTACTGTTAAGAAGGTTAGTCGTAAGGAGCTAGATGCTGCGGTTCGTCGGTCTGGTCAGCGAGTGCAGTTTATGGAATTTGCTCTGCAGATGTGTATTGACAAGATAGCCAATGCTTTGTCTTTGGCCAACTATGAAACCTACAACAACGGCAAGCTTCAGAAGGGTGATATTTGGTATCGGTTTAATTATGAGCCAAACCAAAATCAGACTCAGAATGAATTTCTTGCCGCTTTAATAGGTCAGATGGTCAAGAACTCAGATGGTGCTTTGGTTTTGATGCACAATGGTGAGTTCATTCTTGCGGAGAGCTTTGAAATTGACAAGAAAGCCTTTCGTCAAAATGTTTACAAGAACATCACGGTTGCTGGTGGACTGCAGTTGAATGCGGTCTATCAGGAAGAGGATGTTCTGCACTTTACCATGAATGATTCCAAGGTAAAAGGTTACTTGGATGATCTTTACTCGGAATATGGGAAGTTGATTGGTGGAGCAATCCGAAACTACAACAGGGGAAATGCTCTGAAACTTGGTCTGAATATTGGTACCTTGTTTGACCAGAAATACGGAAAGGCTGTTGTTGAGGTAGATGATGAAGGTAACGAGACAACGGAATATGATCTTATCATGGATGAGATGTATGAGAAGCGGTTTGCTGCTGTACTTTCTGATGAAGACTCAATCACTCCTTTAGAAGAAGGGCTTGGAATATCTAGCCTCGTTCAGACAAGTGCCAATACTAAGAGTGGGGCGGTAACTACTCGTGATATTTCCGATGTCATTATGGATGTTGTCCACTATGCTGCTGACGCTTTCTCGATTCCTCGTGGAATCATGAAGGGGGATGTTGCAGATGCGGAGGCGATTCGTGATAACTTTGTCAATTTTGGTGTGCGTCCGTGGGCTGATGCGATTGAAACAGAAATCAATCGCAAGCTGTACGGTAAGAAACATCTGGCTGTTGGTTCAAAATTTAAGATACAAACCAATACTATCCTGGTTTATAGTTCAGAGAAATTTGCGTCGGCTGGGGAAGCATTATTCCGAATCGGTGCTCTCAGTACAAACGAATTGAGGGATAAACTGGGAGAAGAGCCGATTGATGAGCCGTGGGCTAATCAATACTTTGTATCGCTAAACTATGCTAGGGCTGATGGCTCTGGTGATAATCAAAAGAAAGGAGAAGTGGAAGCTAGTGACGAAACACATTCCGTTTAAGTTTGAAGCATCTGTCTCGACTGACGATAAGGCTGTGCTTTATTTGCATGGTACAGTTGGTGGCTACTGGGAAGGGATTAACTTCAAGGATGTCCGTAATGCCTTGGCTGGTTTTCAGGGAAAAGACATAGAAGTTCATATCAATTCCTACGGTGGTGATATGTTTGAGGGGATTGCAATCAAGAATTTTTTTAGTCAGCGTGATGAGACTGTCACGGTGATTATTGATGGTTTGGCTGCAAGTGCCGCATCTATCATTGCTATGGGTGCTGACAAGATTCTGATGCCAAAAGATACGCAGTTGATGATTCACAATCCATGGACATTTGCCTATGGCAATGCCAAGGAATTGCGTAAGGTGGCTGACGATTTGGACAAGGCCCAAGTATCTGTTGAAGAAACTTACCTCAAACGTTTCAAGGGTGATAGAGAAGAGTTAAAAGCTCTTCTTGATGAGGAGACTTTCCTTACAGCTGATGAGGCGGTCACCTTGGGGCTTGCTGATGGTATTTATGGCGAAGATGAGCCAGAAGAAGTGTCTGATGACGCTGAGACCAATGTCCTAGATAGCCTTATGGCTAAGTATGGGGCTGATGAACATGAGGATAAGGGAAAGCGAAATATTGAACGCTTTGCCTTTTTATTTACACAAAATAAAGGAGAATAACAACTATGCCATTAATCAATAATGATTTGAAAACAAACTTTGCTGAAGCTCGTGAACAATTGTTTGCTGCTTTGCGAACAGATAACGAACAGGAGCAGAAACAAGCCTTCGAAAACTTTGTTACAGGTTTGGAAGCTAATGTATCTGAACAAGTTAAGGCTGCTGCTGCGGAGTTTCAAGAAGGGGTACAAGATGAGTCTATCCTTGCCGAACGTGGACTTCGTCGGAAATTGACATCCGCTGAACGTAAATTTTTCAGTGAAGCAGCTCAAAAACAAAAAATCACTGGTTTAGATCAGATGTTCCCGGAAACTATCATTGAAGACGTATACCGTAATTTGGTACAAGAACACCCTCTGTTGTCTTTGATTGATATGCAGGTTGGCGATGTGAAAACTGCATTTATTTACAGTGACTCGACTAAGAAACGTGCTTTCTGGGGGACTATTCCTGCGGATATCCAACAAATTCTTTTGGATTCGTTCAAACGATTGGATATTTCTCAATCACAACTTTCTGGCTATATTGCAGTTCCGAAGGGGTACTACAAACTTGGCCCATCTTGGTTGGCTAGTTATGTCATCACATTCTTGCAAGAAGTAATGGCAGCATCTCTTGAAGAGGCTGTTGTAAATGGTGATGGTAAAGAAAAACCTTTAGGCATGATGCGAAAACTCTCGGGAGATTCCGGTGGTGTCTATCCAGAAAAACAGGCTATTGAATTAACTGATTTGACACCGTCAACTCTTGCTGGTATTCGTGCCGCACTTGCCAAAGCTAAAACAGATAATGGTCAAGTGGCTGTACTTGTTAATCCGATGACCTACTGGTCGAAGGTGTTTCCAAAACTTGCTTTCAGAACTGATGCAGGGGTATGGGTAACAACCCAACTGCCGACTGGAGAGACAATTATTCCATTGCATGCTGTTACAGAAAACAAACTCGTTTTTGGTGTTCCGTATAACTACTTACTAGTTGTTGCAGGTAACGTTGAAATCCAAGAGTATCGTGAGACTCTAGCACTTCAAAATCTTGATTTGCACATTGCTCAATTCTTTGGTAAAGGGATTGCGAAGAATGAAAATGCTTTCTTTGTGGCAGATATTTCTAGTGTTGCGGGTGCGACAATCCCAGATTTGGAGGGTCCAGCTGCTATCGTTAAAGAAGATACTATTAATCCTAAGGTATCTATTTAGTAAAGGGGGAATGAAACATGGAATTGATTAAAGTTGAAGTAACGGAAGAATTTTTCGATAAGGTCGCACAACTTGACCGTGCTGTTGGGGATGTCTTCGAGGTAGATGCTGAACGCCTCGAAGTCCTCTTGGGAAAAAACAGCGAAAAACGTGCATTTGTCAAAGTTTTGGAAGAAAACGATGAAACAAACTACAGCAAGTTGAAGACAGATGAAATCAAGGCTTTATTGGCCGAAAAAGGTATTGAATTTGACAAGGCAGCTAAGAAGTCTGATTTGATTGCTTTATTGACTGCTGCAGAGTAGCTGGAGGTATCTAGGTGAGCGAAGATTTGAGTAGTGAGCTTCTTGGACCAATAAAGTTGCACTTGCGTGTGACGTGGGAAAGTCAAGATAGTGAGATTAAGGAATACATCGAAGAAGGGATAGCCTATATTGATGGTATCTGCGGTGAGTCAGACTACTCTGTATCTGGCTTGCCTAGGATACTGCTGAAAGCCTACTGTCGTAGGGCTTGGTCTGGGAATACTTCCATGTTCGAGGAAGATTACAGAAGACAGTTATTGCGTCTCCAACATGAAAATGGTGTGAGGCGATTGAGGAGGAAGGGTAATGAGTAAACAAGGTGATTATCAACCACTCAATGATGGACTGCTTGAATATGGAGATTTGACCACCAAGCGTGACAAGAATACGGCTAAGAAAATCGGTGAAGAGTTGACGACTCGGGGGAGATTGTACTTTGGTTACAAGTCTATTGTAGCCAAATATGATAGCTACCTGGTGTCAAATCTATCTGCAGTAGATATCAAGGTCCAATGTTACTATGTGCAAGACTTCCAGAAGTCGCATAAGGTTCGGATAAAGGATGAACTTTTCGCGGTTGAGTCGGTGGATGTTGATAATCGGCAGGAGTATATGTATCTATTTCTGAGAAAGGTAGGGTACTGGGATGGCGGAAATTATATCCAAACCTCTGGATCTAAGTAGGATTGTCGATGTGATTCGTGGGACTGGTTTCCCTTGCTTTGGTTTAGATATGGGGAGGGACGAGGTTGCAGACAACCCGTCCTTCTTTCTGTACTCTGATGATGGTGGATTGACACCTGGTACACATGCTAATCAATACAAGCGGGCTTTCACGCTCATGTTTGTTACTCGTGAGAGGGCTAGCTTTGATGATGTTGGTCTGATTGAGCGGTTGAAAGACTGTCGGTTGATTTTCGATAGCTCTGAAATTGACAAGGGTAACTTGGTTAATACAGATGACCAGGTGACGGCTACGACGCTTAATTTTCACCAATTGATTCGGATAGAGAGGTAGTTTTATGGCAAATAAAGCTACTCTTGATTTTTCTGGCTCTACCAAACTTGCTGAGGCTATGGCAAAGATTCCGAGTAAGTCGGAGGAAGTTGTCAATCGTGTCTTGCTTGTTCGGGGAACCAAGGAAGTGATGCAAGCTATCATTGGTTTTATGCCAGTCAGTAAACGAGAGAAGAGGCACGCTAAGTATTCGAATCCACTGAAGGAGCGGATGTTTAATCTGGGATTTGACATTGTAGCCAAGGGTGGTGCTGCGAAGAATAAGGGGTCATTTGGGTACCTGGTCTTTCCTAACGAGGGAAGAGGAACTCATAATCCAATTGCACAAGCGTTCTTTGAGCGTGGTTTGGCATCTCGGGAAGAAATTATCTTGGACTATGTTATTGACGAACTGGTCCGAGTACAGCAAGAATTATTAACGACATAAGGAGAAAGAAATGTCACAAACATTTGATGTATTGCAAGATTTTGAACAATTTGAAATTACCAATGGTCAGTTTCGTCCATTGGTCAGTGGTCAGTTAACTGCGGCTGAAAGACTAGGTTGTACAGGGTCTATCTCGGTAGAGGCGGAAAGTAAGACTGTCACTAAGAAATGTGAGGGGAATGTTACCAAGGAAGTTACAATCATTCAAAAATTAAATGCAACTGTCTCAATGCATATGCCTGTAGCGATTTTGAGGAAGGTATTCGGATTGACCAATGATAATTTGAAGGCAGGTGTCTACGGTCTTACAAGCAAACCAAAGGTATCTTCTGGGGCTCTGACATGGGACATGTATGATTTGGGTCGTGAGAATCATAAATTGATTGCCTTCCCGAATATTTCTTGGACTAGTCCATTCAAAATCAATGTTACCAATGGTGAAGAAGAGATTGCGGAAATTGAAACAACTTTCTCTGCGTTTGCAGATGAAAATGGCTTCTTCTACTATGAAGCAATTGAAGGCGATGGTGCTGCATCTGATGTGGTAAGTGGTTGGAATAAGACCTTCACACCAACATTGGTTAAGAAAGTAATTCTTTAGGAGGAATAAGTAATGTCTGAGAAAATTACTGATTTGAAATTGTTGAATGGGGAGTCTGTGAAGATTCAGACTCCTATTAGTCTGTATGATTGGAAGAAGGCGAAAAAAGAGGGCCTGCTTACTCAAAATGCATTTGCTTCCGCAATGAAAAATGGTGGAGGAAATCCAAATATCAATGACAAAGATTTGGAGAATGCTCCATTTGTTGCCTATCGTGCAGCTGGTGGATCTATGTCAAAGGATGAATTTGAGAAAGCTGTGGTCTTCGATTTACAAATTGCTGGACGTATTTATCAGCAAATTGTGCAGGGGAATGGTCAGCCAAAAAAGGAGAAATCCAACTAGCGTTTGAAAGGAAGACGAAAAAAGGGAAGAGTAATGGTCGTGCTCCTCGGATCAACTGGGAAAAGGTTGAGGTGGATGAGGTTATCGGCTATTACTCTTTTGTCTTTGGGATTGATATGCAGTTGGTGTTAGAGATGTCTATCCAGGAAGCTGAGGAGATGGCAAGTCTGAAAGTGGCTATCGAGGCTTGGAAGCATAGTGAGTAGGAAGGAGGTCAAATGGCAAAGCAAAGCGAAGTAAAGGTAACCTATAAGGTCTTAAATTCGGAATTTAACAAGGGAATATCAGAAATGAATTCCAAGATAACGTCGTTGAATAAAGAATTTAGATTGCAACAGGAACAAATGCGTCTGACTGGTAGCGAGACTGATAAGCTAGAGTCAAAGCTGAATAAATTGACCTCTGAATACTCAATCGCCCAAGAGAAGACTAGGTTAGTTGAGCAAGGACTAAAAGAAGTCACGAAGGCTACTGGCGAAAACTCTAAGGAAACTCAGACGTGGACCAATAAGCTACTGGATGCTAAACGTAATGAAGAATACCTAAAGAATGCCATTGAACAGACTAAGCAGGCTTTGGATAAAGAACGTGAGGCTACAAGTCAATCTGCTCGTGCTTCTCAAGAACGAAAGGAGAAGTTATCCGCACTAAAGTCTGAGCAGGACCGACTGGCCAATTCCGCCGATAAAATAAAAGCCAAGTATGATTTGGAGCGTTCGGCCTTGGGAAATAATGCCAAGGAATCCGAATTGCTTAAAATCAAGAAAAAAGAGCTTGCCGAGCAGATGGAAAACACTGGTCAGCAAGTGGAAAATCTGGAAAAACAACTAGAAGTAGCCAAGGCTGAGTATGGTGAAAGCAGTAGAGAAGTAGATAAACTTGAGAAGGAACTACTTGAATCAAAGAAAGCTTTCCAGGATTATGCTAATGAAGCTAAGAAGGCTGACGACTCTATCGGTCGTTTTGCTGATAAGGCAAAGAGTCTAGGTAGTAAATTAACCTCTGTTGGTCAAGGATTGACAATGGGGCTGACTGTTCCGATTGTAGCTGGTGCGGGTGTTGCCGTTAAGGCGGCAAGTGATTTTGAATCAGCCTTTGCAGGTGTTATGAAGACCAATGACGAAGTTGTTGACGCGAATGGCAAGGTCATTATTAGCTACGACGACTTACGGGCTGGCATTCGCAACATGGCAAAGGAAATTCCTGCGAGTACGACAGAAATCTCCGCAGTTGCAGAAGCTGCAGGGCAATTAGGGATTAAGACGGAGAATGTCTTAGACTTTACTCGTGTCATGATTGATATGGGTCAATCCACCAACTTGTCAGCCGAAGAAGCAGCTAATTCTATGGCTCGCTTGGCAAACATCACGCAGATGCCTCAAGATCAATTTGATGAATTAGGGTCCACAATTGTATCTCTTGGTAACAACTTTGCCACAACCGAGTCAGAGATTTTGGAGATGGGCTTGCGTCTAGCTGGTACTGGTAACTTGATTGGTTTGTCAGAGGCTCAAATCATGGGTCTGTCCGCTGCTATGTCATCTGTTGGCATTAATGCCGAGGCTGGTGGTTCTGCAATGAGTCGTGTCATGCAAAAGGTCAATACTGCAGTTCTTGAGGGTGGCGAGTCGGTCGAGAGTTTCGCTGCTATTGCCGGCACAAGTGCAGAGGAATTTGCACAGATGTGGCAAGAACGCCCTCAAGACGCTATTGTTGCCTTGGTCAAAGGTCTTGGTCGTGTTAAAGATGAAGGCGGAAATGTTACGGGCACTTTGAAAGATCTAGGCATTGAGTCTGTAAATGAAATTGATGCAATGCAGCGTTTAGCAGGCGCAGGCGAACTACTAGAAACCGCCTTTAGAAAATCCGGTGAAGCGTGGGCAGAAAATACTGCTTTGTCAGAAGAAGCTCAGAAGCGATATGAAACTTTTCAAAGCAAGCTAGAAATTGTCAAGAATAAGTTGACGGACATTGCGATAGAGTTTGGTGGGCCATTGATGGATGCAGCTTCCGAAGCCTTGGATGCAATGGAACCATTATTTGAATTTCTATCAGATTTAGCCAAGAGTTTTTCGGAATTACCAGAGCCAATGCAACAAGTCATTTTGGTCATTGGAGGTATCTTGGCAGCACTTGGACCGATTTTAATCTTTATTGGCCAGATAGCAACAGGAATTGGTTCTATTGCGGCGCTTTTTGGAAGTGGTGGACCCTTAGCAGGAGTAGGTGCTTGGATAACAGGGACTTTGTTACCTGCATTGGGAGGAATAGTTTCCGCGATTCTATCGTGGCCTGTATTGATAGGAGCTGCATTAGTAGCTTTAGTGGCAGTTGTCGTCATGTATTGGGATGAGATTGTCGCATGGGTTGGACAAGCTTGGGCTAAGATACAGGAGTTCTTTGCTCCTATCGGAGAGTGGTTTGCGGAGAAGTGGAACGGGGTCAAGGAGGGGGCAGTTCAGGCATGGACGAGCCTGACTACTTGGCTATCTGAAATGTGGACTGGCTTTATTGATGGAGCAAAGGTTTTGTGGGATGGTCTGGTTAATATCTTTACATTTGCATGGCTCTTGATTCAAGAGGTGTTCAATGTTGCGTGGTTAGCAATCGAAACACCTATCCGCTTAGCCTGGGAAATTTTTTGGGCTTTCACGCAAGATTTTTGGACAGGGTTGGCCACATGGTTTTCTCAATTGTGGGAAAACATCAAAACTGCTGTTTCAAGTGTTTGGGATGCTATTAGTAGCTATCTTACTGGTGTCTGGACCGCTATTTCAAGCAAGGTCACAGAGGTATGGACTGCGATTAAGACTTGGATGGAACAGGTTTGGACTTCTGTTTCAAGCAAGGTTTCAGAAGTTTGGAATCAGATTCTCAGTTTCTTGACAGGGATTTGGACTTCTATTTCCAACAAGGTCAAAGAAGTTTGGGAAGGTTTGAAAAATGTCATCTCAAACGCTTGGACTGCAGTATCTAGTAAAACTTCTGAAATCTGGAATAGTATTGTTTCTAAGATTTCGGGTGTTTGGGAGACTATTCGTTCTAAGGTTTCTGCTGCCATCGACGGTGTAAAAAATACTATCTCAAACGGATTCAATGCAGCTAAAGATACTGCTACTGGAATCTTTAATGGGATTAAGGACGCGATTTCTCGCACTATTAATGGGGCAAAGGACGCTGTGAAGAGGGCTATTGATGCAATCAAAGGTTTCTTTAATTTTTCATGGAGTTTGCCTAAAATCAAGCTTCCGCACCTAAGTATTAGCGGTAGTTTCAGTCTGATGCCACCGAGTGTTCCAAAATTCAGTATTTCTTGGTATAAGGCTGGTGGTATCATGATGGACCCTGTAGCCTTTGGTCGAAACGGAAACAATCTAATGGTTGGAGGTGAGGCTGGTCCAGAGGCTATTTTGCCGTTAACTGATAAAGTGCTAGGTAAAATTGGTCAAGCCCAAGCGAAAGCGAGTGGCATGGTAGGTAATACTGTCCATGTCACTAACTATGTGACAATGAATGCCACTGTTGATAGTGATTACGGTACAGACCACTTTTTTGATAAGGTGGATAAGTGGATTGCTGACAAGAGCGATATCCGTAATTTCTCTACGGGAGGTGTTGCTTAAAAAGGAAGTGCTGAGAGGATGAATCTGAGCACTTCTAATTTTTTTGAAAGGAGACTTATGCTTAAAACGTTATTAGACGGCTCATTCCCAGATAGTTTGAAGTGTTGTTTAGCGACTAGACCTGTGATTCCTAGTCCGGAAATGGAGTATGAAGATATTTCTATTCCAGGTAGGGATGGTTCGTTGACGAGAGAGTTGGGGTACAAGAATATTCCAATTGAATGTGAATACAACATGCTGGAAGAGGTCAATATCAAGAGTCTAGTAAGGACTGTCAAAGGCTTCTTTGTCGGGAAAAAGACTTTGCGTTTTTCGGATGATGATGTGTATTACAAAATCAAAAAAATCCAGTTTTCAGACATTGAGAACGAGGTGGCAGAGTATGGTCGATTCACAGTTAGGTTTGAGTGTGATCCGTTTCAATACACTTTGAACAGTAGTGTTTCATTGGTAAATGGTCAATCTTTTCAAAATATAGGGACTTATCGCTCCAAGCCCTATCTGAAAGTATTTGGTTCTGGCACGTTGACGGTGAATGGCAAGTCCATTATTTTGCGTGATGTTGGTGACTATATCGAACTTGATAGCGATTTACAGAATGCTTATAGAGGGAATGTAGATATGAATCGAAATATGGTTGGAGAATTTCCCGAATTTGTGCCTGGTACCAACAGGGTGTCTTGGTCAGGAAATATCACTAAGGTCATTTGTGAAGGGAGGTGGCGGTATATATGATTTGTTTGTATGCGGCTGATGAAAGTCTTTTTGAACATAATGGATTAGGGATATTAGATAATGACTTGAAAAAGTGTCATGTTGAAGAGGAGTTAAACAATCTGTATACTTTGACAGCTCAATATCCACTTGGGGCAAAATTTGGCAAGTCGATTCGCAATGGTATGATCATCAAGGCTCCCACTCCAAATGGTGACCAGTTGTTTCGAATTTACCAGTCTAAGCCGTCAATGGGAATGTTAGAAATTCATGCTTTCCACATTTTTTATGACTTAGCTTTCAACTTTGTAGAGGATACCAATATTGTATCTAAGAGTGGTCAAGCATGGTTGCAGCAATTGTCTCAGAATACACAGTACCGTCATCCTTTTACTTTCTTTAGTGATATTTCCACGGTGGCAGGGTCTAGGGTAGTTCGTAAGAACTGTGTAGAGATTTTGCTGAATACGTCGTTGGATAATTCCTTTGTCAATCGGTTTGGCGGTGAGATTCTACGTGATAATTTTAAGGTTTATTTTAATCGAGCAATTGGAGAAAATAGAGGTTTTAAAATCCGTCACAAGAAGAACCTCAAAGGCTATACTGCTAACATTGATGACAAATCGGTCATCACTCGGATCATGCCTATTGGTTTTGATGGACTTTTGTTGCCAGAAAAATATGTTGATAGTCCTCGGATTAGTGACTATCCTTTTCCAAGAATTGGTAAAGTTGAGGTTGATGTAAAGGCTGCAGTTGGTGAAAATGCAGATGCAAAAGATGCTGTTCCTCTGAATGAAGCCCATGCCAAGATGCGTTCTCTGGTTAGAGAGCAGTTTGGTCTTATTGACGTTCCTACCTGCTCATATGAGGTTGACTTTGTTGAATTGTCTAAAACTAAGGAATATGCCGATTTTCAGAACCTTGAAACTGTTCGAATTGGCGATACGGTAACGGTCAGTCACGATGAGGATGGGTTTCATGTAGAAGCTAAGGTAATCCGTTATGAGTATGACAGTTTGGCAGGTAGCTTGTTGAGGATTGAGGCTGGACAGTTTGAGTCTAGAAGTAGTAACAACTCTATCAACCAACAGAGGAGCATCGAGCAACAGCTCGAAGACGTAAAGACAGAAACTAGTAACATGGTGCAGGTCGCCGCAAACGGAAAGAACACGATTTATCGTGGAATCGACAGACCGGGAAATGCTAATGTCGGTGATTTGTGGTATGAACCTCTTGAAAATTCTGTCGTATTTAAGCAATGGTCCGGTGTGGATTGGGAATTGATTCCAATCAGTGACCAAAATTTAGGGAACGTCAATGTGAATAATCTAAGTGGTAATCATATCGATGTTCGGCGTTTTCGTATTTCCTCTGGAGATAGGGATATTTTGTATGTTAATGAGGTTGGCGAAGTTATATTAAACGCTAAGCGGGTTCAGATTGATTTTACGGACGTTGCTACTAAAGATGACTTGAAAAAAATTGAATTGACTCCTGGACCCAAAGGCGAAAAAGGAGACCCTGGACAAAGAGGGTCTGATGGACTTCCAGGTCGTGACGGAGTGGGTATTCGCTCGACGACCGTCACTTATGCTAATTCAACAAATGGGACAACGGCGCCGACGACTGGTTGGACTGCGGCAGTTCCGACTGTTGCCCCTGGCAATTATCTTTGGACTAAGACGGTATGGACTTATACAGACGGCAACACAGAGACCGGCTACA